AAGTACGGTAAAAGAAATACAAGGACAATTGCAGGCAGCTTATGCCCGCATTGGTGTTCTTACAGATGAACTAAATAAATATAAGACTAAGTATAGAAACGAAGTCGATGACAATTTTGACCAAAAGATTAAGCAAAAAAGTATGACTGAATTAAATTATGACGGGAATGAAACCCGTGGAAGGTATGGAGAAGATGAATCCATTTGATTTTATAAATGCAATTAACTTTACTAAAAAAGATTTAATTGTAGATGATGTAACTGAAAAAGCATATCAACCATTTTTAGTAAATAGAACGTTATCTCATTTTAAAGATACTGTTCTATATGCGAATGAAATGAATGTAAACCACCACCTAGATAACCGTCTTCAAAACGATTTTTTTATAAATATAATAACAAAGAAAAAAAGATTCTCCAAATGGGTTAAACCATCGGAGATTGAAGATTTGGATTGCATTAAGAAACATTATGGATATAGCAATGAAAAAGCAAAGTCTATATTATCTCTTCTTACTGGCGATCAAATTAAACAAATAAAACTGAGGATGACTAAAGGTGGAAGAACAAAATAATGAAATTAGACCATGGACTCCCAACGATATGTTGGAAGTCACAATAAACGAACCCGATGATTTTTTAAAAATCAGAGAAACACTTACTCGTATCGGGGTCGCATCACGAAAAGATAATAAACTATTCCAATCATGCCATATATTGCATAAACAAGGAAGATACTTTATTGTCCACTTCAAAGAATTATTTCTATTAGATGGTAAGCCATCTAATTTGATAGAGAATGATGTACAGCGTAGGAATACAATTACTACTCTGTTATCTGATTGGGGATTAGTCACTATGGTGAAACCTTCCCAAGCTAAGGACGTAGCTCCGCTTAGACAAATAAAGGTAATACCTTTTAAAGAAAAAGTCGAGTGGGAATTATGTCCAAAATATAATATTGGTAATAATCAATCTAAAGATTAAACCTGTATAAATATAACTGAAAGAGTGCGGTATTGGACCGGCTCTAAATAACCTTGCTATTTATAGGAGGAACTAAATATGGTAAGAAATACAATGAACGTACCGCGTTCTTTATTCGTAGGCTTTGAGCCTTTATTAGACGAGCTGGAGAGGATTCACTCTGCAGGGAAATCACCAGGAGATAACTATCCGCCACATAATGTGGTGAAGATCGATGAAGAGAAATTTTTAATCGAAATGGCATTAGCTGGTTTTCGACAAGAAGACATATCAGTTGAGGTCAAAGATGGGATTCTCAAGGTTAAAGGTGAGATGGCTAAGGATGACCGCGAATTCGCGTATAAGGGTATATCGTCCCGCAAATTCGAGAAGAGCTTCCGCCTCTCTGAATTTGTCGTAATCGACGGTGCTGATCTTAGTGATGGAATACTTGTAGTGTATGCTAGGGTAGAACTTCCAGAAGAGAAGCGTCCTAGGGAGATCAAAATAGGGTCTGCTGGGGCATCAACAAAGAAAGAATTCCTGAAAGGGTAATTCTCAATTAGCGACACTCAGTAGATGGTGTAAAAACTTTTTACTGGAGATAAATCATGACAAAAATAAAAGCCTACGTGGCTGAACATGAAATCGCTAAGACCTTAATTGACGCGTTACAAGCTACATTGGTGTTTGGAGTATGTATTGGTACAGCTCCTGCATTAATTTGGTTAGCAACACTTAATTAAGCAATTAGAAAACTTGGGTGAGGAGGGGAAACTCTCCTCCACCTTTTTTGAATTAGGGGGTTTACATCCTCGTTAAATTATGGTATAATATACTTATGAATTTTTACACAAATGTGTCTCGTTATGGTAATATGCTTCTCTACAGAGGTATAGAAAATGGTAAACGTGTACAAAAGAAAATCAAATACAAACCTACACTCTTCGTAGGAACTAACAAAGCAAGCAAATGGAAATCTCTCGATGGGAAACCTGTTGCTCCTGTTCAATTCGAATCGATGCGAGATGCTAAAAACTGGATCCAAGAAAACCAGTATGTAGCCGGCAGACATATCTTTGGCAATACCAGACACCAAGCCTGCTTAGTCAATGATCTATTCCCTGGTGAAATAGAATTCGATAGATCTAAAATTAACGTAACAACAATCGATATAGAAGTTCAATCCGATGATGGCTTCCCAGAACCTGCAGAAGCTGCTAAGACCGTAACTGCTATTTGTCTTAAAAATAATATAGACAATACCTATTATGTCTGGGGCTTAGGCGATTACGATGTATCAAAAGCAATCATGAAAACAAATCGCGTAGTTTACAAAAAGTGCGCAGATGAAAAAGAATTACTAATAGACTTTATTAATCACTGGGCTACACCCTCGCATACACCTGATGTTATAACCGGCTGGAACTCTAAGTTCTTCGATATACCTTATCTGGTCAATCGTATTCGTAGAGTATTTGGGCCTGACCTCGGCGAAGAGAATATCAAAAAGCTTTCTCCTTGGGGAATGGTAGAACGTAGAGAAGCTAGAATAGCTTACAAGTCTGCAAACCGTGATGAAACATTCGAATTCCAAGGTATATCCCAAATGGATTATATGGAAGTATTCAAGAAGTTTGGTTATGCTTATGGTCAACAAGAATCATATTCGCTTAATAATATTGCTCACGTAGTACTTGGCGAAAAGAAACTATCCTACGAAGAACATGGTTCTCTATATAATCTTTACAAAGCAGATCACCAAAAGTTTATTGATTATAATATCAAAGATGTAGAATTAGTCGATCGCTTCGAAGATAAAATGGGATTAATTACATTAGCTATGACTATGGCTTATCGTGGTGGTGTTAACTATTCAGATACGTTTGGTACTACTGCAATATGGGATTCTATTATCTACCGTGATCTATACCAAGATAACATTATAGTTCCTTTCCCAAAAGATTCAGAGAAAGGTAATTATCCTGGTGGTCATGTCAAAGAACCATATATTGGTATGCATGAACATGTAGTTAGTTTCGATTTAAACTCCCTATATCCATCTATCATTATGCAGTTTAATATGTCACCAGAAACTATTAAGAATGAATATAGTCCAGAACTAGATGTAGAAACAGTCTTATCTAAACCTAATATTAACAGACCAGATAACACTGGCATTGCAGCTGGTGGTCAACACTTCGATACTTCTAAACAAGGCGTACTGCCTAAGATCATCGAAGAGATGTACACAGAACGTGTTACTGTTAAAAAAGATATGATCAAATATCAACAACAGCTACAAAAGACAGAAGATAAACAAGACATATTTGATTTACAAAGAAAGATATCTCTTGCAGAAAATAGGCAAATGTCTATCAAGATTCTACTTAACTCTCTTTATGGTGCTCTTGGTAACCGTTACTTCAGGTTCTTCGACCAAAGAATTGCAGAAGCTATTACACTATCTGGCCAAGCTATTATCCGATGGGGTGAAAATGCAATTAATGAATACCTAAATAAACTATTATCAACTAAGAAAGATTATGTTATTACCATCGATACAGATTCACTATACGTTGGACTAGGCGATCTAGTAAATAAATTTAATCCTAAGAATAGCGTAGACTTCCTAGATACTGTTTCAAAAGATAAACTAGAACCTGTATTCGTAAAAGCTTACCAAGAATTCTACGATAAGTTTGGTGGATTCCAAAACAAAATGGTTATGTCTAGAGAGGTTATAGCAGATCGTGGCATCTACCTAGCTAAGAAAAGATATATTCTAAATGTAATAGATAACGAAGGTGTAAGATATAAAGTACCAAAGATTAAAACCATTGGCGTAGAAGCTAACAAAAGTTCTACACCTGAAGTTTGCAGAGAAGCTTTAAAAGAAACATTCAAAGTTATTATATCAGAAGATCAGAAAACTGTTCAGAAAGCAATTAAACAATTCAAAGAACATTTCTTTTCTTTACCACCATATCAAATTGCCTTCCCGCGTGGCGCGAACAACATTACTGGCTATGCAGATTCGGCTACGATTTATAAGAAAGGCACACCTATTCACGTACGTGGTGCTTTACTTTATAACAAGAAAAAGCAAGATCTAGATCTAACCAAATATCCAAACTTAAGAAATGGCGATAAGCTAAAGTTTATTTACCTAAAGCAACCTAATCCTCTTAAAGAAAATGTTATTGCTTTCCCAGATTACTTACCAGAAGAATTTGGATTAGAACAATACATCGATAAAGAATTACAATTCGAAAAGACATTCTTAGATGCTATCGAAGCTATTTTACAACCTATTGGCTGGACATCTAGTCCACAAATGACATTGGACTTATTTTTTGAATAATATGACGAGAGCTATATACGTAGGGACAGAGCCAGGAAAGAATCCGCCAAATAAGTCCCAGACAATAAAGAGGATAACTAAATGGTCAATAGAAGCTAATCTAAAAGATTGGACATGGACTAACATCTCAGACCCAGATCATCTAGAACAAATTAAAGGATTAAGAGTAATAGCTATGGGAAATATCGTAGCTAAATACTTTGACAAACATAATATAAAACATTTAAAAGTACCCCACCCTAGTGGATTAAACCGTATGTGGAATGATCCAGATCTAGAACCCAAAGTGATTAACGAAATTAGGGGGTTTACATCACACTAAAACTATGGTATAATATACCACTATACGGAGAAATATATGAAAAATATTAAACTAATGAGACTTACATCTGGCGAAGAAATTATCGCGAATGTAGATCTAAATGGAATTGATACTGATACAATCATCTTTAAAGATGCAATTGTTCTTATACCAGCTGGCGAAGGCAAACTAGGATTTATGCCGTTTATGCCTTACACGAAAGGATCAGAAGATGGTATAGAAATAGATCTTAAATTTGTAATGTTTATGGTTGATCCAGTAGAAGATCTATTGAAACAACACCAAGCAGCTTTTAGCTCAATTGATCTATCAGCAGCATCGAATACAGGAATCATCGTCTAATGAGTCAGGATTGGGTAAAAGATATTAATAAAATGCAATCCAAATATGGTGTACATAAATGGATGAAAAATGCTACAGCAGATCAGCAATTAGAATATCTAAAATTTAGAATTAAATTCATTGAAGAAGAATTCAACGAACTACAATCTGCAGCGTATCACATCGACTCAGAAGAAACAGTCGATGCACTAATAGATATATGCGTTGTTGCAATTGGAACTTTAGACGCTTTCAATATCGATGGTCATAAAGCATGGGACGAAGTCCTAAAAGCTAATATGAAAAAACAAGTCGGTGTTAAAGAAACAAGACCTAACCCCCTGGGCTTACCAGATCTAATCAAACCTGAAGGTTGGGAAGGTCCAGATCACGAAGGAAATTATGGTATCTTGTACGATTTTTAATAACATCTATGATAACCAAACGGATAAAAGAATGGACTACAAATCGTTCGATCAGTTCGAGTCCATCTTATATAGGCTCGCAGAGTCTACAAAATACCCTACTAAATCTGAAGCTCCTCTTATCAGTCCTGCTACATATTTGCCTGATAGTACTCGTGCTAACGATAACGTGGTTTCTTGGGGCGGTTTTGGTATTCTCGATGTTGATGATTTTGTAGGCAACATAAAAGATATAGAGAAAAAATATGAACAATTTAGATATGTTTGCTATTCTACTGCTTCTTCTACTACTGATAAACCTCGTTTTAGATTAGTTTTTCCTTTAGATAGATGGGTAGAAAAAGATGAAATCAAACACTTCTGGTTTGCACTTAATAAAGAAATCGGTGGAATCGCTGATGCACAAACTAAAGATTTATCTAGGATGTATTACATACCTGCTAAATATAAAAACTCTAACAATTTTATTTTTAGTCATGATGGTGATGTTATGGACGTCGGCAGTTTATTAGAATCACATCCTTATTTTCAACAATCGGAAAACTTCTTTGATAGATTACCCGAGGGTATAAAGAAGGGATTGATCGAACACAGAAAGAATCAATTAAAAAATACTTCTTATAGTTGGACTAATTATGATGATTGTCCATTTGTAAATAAGAAACAAGTTAACGAATATAAAGCTATACAAGGTACCGGTTGGTATTCACAAATGTATAAGATAATGGTTTCAACGGCAGGTAATGCTTTGAATAAAGGATATCCAATTACATCAAAAGAGGTTGCGCATATCTGCAGAACTCTAGATAATGAAACAGGTAATTGGTATTTAAAACGTGATATGGAAAAAGAGGCAGATCGTGCAATCGAATTTGTATTTAGAAATCAGGGGCTGTAGCTCAGTAGGGAGAGCGACGCGTTTGCAACGCGTAGGTCGTGGGTTCGATCCCCTCCAGCTCCACCATTTATAGGAGAATAATATGGGAATTCAAGTATTAGGCAACAACGTTTTAGTTGCTGAAACAGAAAAAGAAGAACAATCAGCAGGTGGTATAATACTTACCGAAGCGATTGATAAAGGTAATAAACCAGGATTAGTACTCGCAGTCGGAGATGAGGTATTAAATATCCAATCAGGCCAAAGAGTATTTTTAAAATGGTCAGAATCTATGCCAGTCAATGTAGATGGTAAAGCCGCAGTTATAATTAGTCAAGAACATATTAAAGCAATAATAAGCTAATGGAAAATTTTAAGGTAAAAGGCAGAGCAACAACTTATGATATAATAAATGGGATTTATACTATCAAGGTTGAGGATGAATTAGCAGACAAATTTTTGACAAGAAGAGATTCTTTTCGAAACGATATAATCCGGAATGAAGGGGTTACAGAAGAAAATGCAACAAGAAGGGCTGATTGTGAATTTCCAGAATATGCTTTAGAGTATATTTTACCTCCTGAGAAATACCAAAGATCAGATGAGGAAATATTCCACGAAGATGCTAGAATATGGGGATCAGTTCATGACTTTAAAGTTTTTGCACAAGCAGGTATATCTGTAGGACCAAAACCACAGATATGGGTGAAAGAGAATAAAATAGATTTCTTTACTGTTTTCAAATGGGGAACAAATAACCACTACAAAAAAATCGAAAAAGGTAATGAATATACCTTTGAAGTTATAGGTTCTTATTTTGCACAGTTTGCAGTTAATAATTTATATAAAGATGACTATCGTAAAGATAGATTCTTTACAGACAAACACCCAGACTAGGAGATATTATGGGACAATTTAATACATACAGAACACCGGGAATAACTGACAAACTATATCATAGAGAATCAGTACCAAATGATTATCATTGTGATTGCAATTATTGCAAAGACAATTTTATAGGTGAAATCTTTCACACACCAACAGGTGAATATTATACACAAACGTCTAGAAAGAAATACTACTTTCCCGATGTAAAACCTGAGGGTGGATTTGATAAACACATCTGCCCCGGTCATTGGTCTGGTTATAGATGGGCAGTTCAGAACTTAACAAAACCTGGAGATACAGTATTCGATCCAACAGTAGGAACAGGAACAGCAATAGTAGAAGCTATAAATGCTGGGAGAAATGGTGTTGGTATTGAATTAGAATTTCCGCATATAACTAAAAGATCTGTAGATGTACAATATGAACGTGGTACTGCAACTGGAAAAGGAACAGTAATACAGGGTGATGCGAGAAATCAAATAGACCTATTAGAACAGAATGGATTCTCTGGAGAATGTTTTGACTTAGTAGTAACAGGTTCTCCATATCCAGTATTAGGTGGAAGGCAATCTGATGCTCCTGAAAGACCTGGCAAAAGAGCTGATGGTGATTTCAGTAAAGGCAAAAAAGAAAACGAGGTTATCTATAAGAATGATAAAAATGCTGGTGTACTGAAAGGTGCTGCATATTGGGATCTGATAGAAGAGCTATATGTAAAGTCTATAAGTAAACTAAAGCCCGGTGGAAAATTCGTTACTATAATCAAAGACCCAACACAAAATAAGAAACCTTATTTACTCCATAAGTACATTACAGATATTGTTATGGCTACTAATCCTATGGAATACTACGGATCATTTATTCATAGACACTTACCTTACACGTTCTTTATGAACACTTATCAAAAACAAAATCCTGAAGTAGAAATTATTCCTTATTATCAAACAGCAATAGTTTTACAAAAAAAGGGTTTACAAACTAACCAAACTGTGGTATAATATACATTATGAAACCTTTAGATATACTTAAAAATGCTGCCGAACTTATTATTAAGAAAGGCAATGATTACCAAAATCCTAACTCAAGGATTAAACAAGCCGATTACTATCCCAATGGCGCTCAAACCATTTTAGATATTATGACTGGCAAAGTCAATCGTATGCATTCTGTAATGGATGCTATGAAAGACGATAAAGAATATGTAGAAAACTTCGAATCATTACACGATTCGGCAGTCGATCTAATTAACTATGCAGCCTTCTTTGCTGCTTATCTCGATCATGATATTGATGGCCAACAATCAGATCGCGATATATTCAATAGAGTAAATAAACAGAATGATACTTAAAACAGGTCTCCACGTTCTACGCAAAGAATTATTAGAACACGGATATGAAATAGAAACAGAAAGATGGCAGGGTGCTACAGAGCATCCAGCATTCTTAGAAATCTTGCATGCAGATATGCAAGCACAAATGTACGATAATGCAGAAGAAGCTAGTACAGATTTAAAAGCTGGTCAACCTTGGGCAGATGAACATTTTGCAGAACGGGTTGGTGGTATACCTTGCAATCCACCTCCAAGCCACGTACACTGGCTAAAAGATACAGATAAATATCTAATGAATGAGGCTTTTTCTCATAGCTATCCAGAAAGAATGTGGCAAGATACAGAACAAATGGGTATTAGATTTAATATTGCAGATCTAAATACTGCAGTTAAATTATTACAAAAAGAACCAACAACAAGACAGTGTTATATCCCTATATGGTTTCCAGAAGATGGTACAGCCGCTCTCGCGGGCGAACGCGTCCCGTGCACGTTCGGGTGGCATTTTATGTTACGAAATGGTGAATTGCATTGTTCATATCATATGCGATCTTGCGATGTTATGCGACACTTGCATAACGATCTATATTTTGCAAATAGATTATGTTTATGGTTAATAGAAAAATCGGGAATAGATGCTAAGCCTGGTACTATACATTTTAGTGCTACTTCTTTGCATTGTTTTGTCGTTGACAAATATTCCCTCAATCAAATGGTGAATGGATAATGTGTGGATTTATAATAGCAAAAGATCATAAAGATGCCAACGTAATAAAGATAATCGAAAAGATGTCTTATCGTGGCTTAAGAGATTACAAAGGATATAAACAATATAAAGGATATAATATGGCACACGTAGCTTTGCCTATGATTGATCCAAGTCCTGAGTTATCCATACAACCTATACAATATGATAAAGAACCTCCTTCAATGTTTGTTGGAGAAATATTTAATTACAAAGATTTCGGTGATTATGAAACCGATGCTATTATGATTCATAAGACATATCGAGAAAATATGTCCCACGATTTCTTTCACAATTTCGATGGGTTCTGGAGTTTTATTACCTTCTTCAACGATGAACCTATTGTATACACAGATTTCCTAGGTATTAAACCAGTATACTATCGAAAAGATGTAGAGGCAATTGCTAGTGAAATAGATGTATTAAAAGAATTTGGTCCAGTTACACACAATCAGATCTTTACGTCAAACACTATGAAATGGGGATATGATCCTACAGGTAATACACCATGGAATGAAATAGCCCAGCTTAAGCCTGGATGTTTCTTATATAAAGGTAAAGAATATCCTTATTGGGATTGGAACCAAGTTCCAGTTACAAACCTATATGATGATCTAAGTTTAGCTGTTAAATTGCGATGTAATGGATTTAGAGATATTGCAATGTTACTATCCGGTGGCCTTGATTCTACTATCATCCATGGACTAATTAAAGAACAAGGTTTAGATGTTACGTCTATACACGTAGAAAATAAAGAACGTAGTTATGCTAAGCTTGTCGATAAGAGTTGCTTAGACGTAAGCCTAGGAGCTATAAACGATGATTATGCAGTGGAAGTACACCAATCACCAGTTGATTTAGGGTCTGTAAAACCACAAATAGCTATGGCAGAAAAACTAAAAGAACTAGGATATCACAATGTATTAACTGGTGATGGGGCAGACGAACTCTTTGGTGGCTATGGAAGAGCTAAAGAATACGATAGCCAATACTCAGATGTGTTTTGTGAATTACCTTATTATCATTTACCTAAGCTAGATAGAACAATGATGAGATCTACTGTAGAGCTACGTGCTCCATTCTTAGCTCCATCTGTTATTGTTCATGGTTTAAATACACCATATAAAGATAGAAACGGAGAAAAGAAAGTACTAAAAGAAACGTTTAAAAAAATCGTACATAAGAAAATATTAGAAAGAGATAAGTTACCTCTTAAAACAGAAGAAATTAGAAAAGATCCTATGGAGCAGAGAAAGAAAAATGCAGATATCTGGAAGCATTTATATGGATAAGTGGG